ACTAAGCCTGTATTATAATCTGTTATTCGTACTATTGGGTCATCGTAATAATTACTTTCAGCTATTATTCTGTATTCGTCTAAACTGCCAGGTGGATCATCGGGCATATCTATATCTGCTTGATCTAATAATTCTTGAGCTTCCTGTTCTAAATAATTTTCTCCGTGGGCTTCTTGTGGTGTAAGGTTTCTTTGATTTCCAAATGTTAATTGAGTATCAGCATCGGTTCCTGTCTTAACAACTTCTTCTACTTCTATACGATTTTTTTCTGCAAACTCTAACATTTCTGCTTTTGTTATATCTGTTCTACCCTCAAAAAAATCGTCAAAGCCTGTCCAATAAAACTCATCATCTTTAACATCTTTGTTTATTAATGTGGCTCTTAATTGGTCAAAACTACCTTTTGTGCCATCTGGTAAGTTTTTTATTTCATCTGTAAGTTTACTGTAAAAACCTATATAATCCTGTCCACCTGGACCAACAGCACGACTTACTAATTTACCAGCACCAGCTATAAGAGGATCGGGGTCTAATCCCGTATTTAATTGAACACCACCTTCACTCATTCTAGCTTCAGCATTTTTACCAGCCTGTATAATAGCAGTACGGGCTTTTTCTAATAACGCTGGTGTTTTTTTAATTTGTTTAAGTGTTCCAATAATTCCTTCGCCAAATGCTGTTAAAACACCTTCTTCTAAGCCTTGAAACATACGAGCAATTACTCTGTCTTCAGTTGAAGCATCTGAACCTACTTTAAAATCAAGAAATTCTAATGCTTCTTTACCAATCCCAAGTTCTCTTAAACCAGAAATAAATGCACCGTTTTCTGGATCAAAATAAGTTCCACTTAACATACCTTTGACAACATTTGTTTTAGCTGGAGATATAACCATACCAGCACCAAATTGAGCAAAATCCTGTGCAATACCTTCTAAAGCTCCTTCTGGTTTTGGTATGTCTTTGAAAAGTACTGGTTTTGGAATTGAAAGGTTAATAGGTTCACCCCCACGGGTCAATCCAGCCTGTGCTAAAAATTGTTCCCCACCTAATTCTAAATATTCTGTTCCTTGATCTACTAAACCTTGTATCGCTCTTTTAGCACCACCAACAAGCACATTACCTAATCCAGTATTTTGTTGAGCATCAGACATTCTTTGGCCCATTTCTTGGGGTGTTTTATTTGGGTCCATTTGTGGGTAACTGCCACCAAATATATCACCAGGAAAAGTACCAGGAGAAAGTACAGTACCGTTCTCTCCAGGCATAACGCTTACATTGCTTCCATGAAGTCTTAAATCTTTGCTATTTAAATATTCTCTAATTAAATCAGTCATCGCTATAAAGGGTTAAAGTTTCTTTTAAAATGTTTATGTTTTTGTCAAGTAAAGTTGTACTTGCTTTATATTGTTTAGTTAATATTCTTATATAAGACGGTATTGGGTCTGCTGGTGCAGAACTAAATAAACCACCACTAGGTTTCGCAGTAGGGCTATCTATTTCCCCTCGAACTTTTATAAGAGTGTCCAGCATCAACTGAACTTGATCTTCAGTAATATCTTCAGCTTTTAAATCTTTAAATTCTTCTTTAAATGAAACGTCTTTAACTTGTGTTAAAATAGCTTTTATAATTCGTACAGATTTATTTTTTTCCTTTAGTTCTATTTCTGGTTTTAGCCCTGTGTCTAATCTATCAACAATTTTTTGAGCTTCTGCTGACCAGTTAATAGATTGTGTTGTGCCATCAATTAATGACTGTTCATACATTGCACTTATTTTTGCTTGAGCTTCATTCTTTAATTCTATGTTTAATTTATCTCTACCTTTAGGGTCTAAAATTAATACATTTTCTTCAAACTGAAACGCTTTATAAATAACATTTTTAACAGCCCTTTTGTACTTATCATCAGCAAACTTTTGAGCATCATTAATTAAACCAGAAGCTGTTGTTTTAGAAAGATTACCAGCATTAAATTCTTTTATTACATCATCAGTTGTAAGGTTAGTTCCCATAGCTTCAAGACGAACAACTACTTGGTTTTCATCATCAACGTCTGCACTATTTTGTGTTTCTTTAAATTTAGCCCATTGTTCTATTTGTGGTCCTGTGCCTTCTAAAACAACACCACCGTTAGCGTTGATATAATCCCCCATTATATCTTCTGCTTTTTCTGTTTCACCACTTATCCATTTTGTAACAGCCTGTCCTAGTTTATCTTTAACTTCTCTGACGTTGTTATTTATTTGGTTTATTTGTTGGTTTTGCTCAAAGTTTACTTTGTTTTGATGTTCGTTAAAAAGGTTTTTAACAATGTCACTTCGGCTTTCACCTAATTGTTCTAATATATTTAAACCAGATGCCATAGCCATTGAAACATTACGGCTCTCTGTATTTTTAAGTAGTTCTTCAAGCATTTTACCTTGCATACCAGGGATAGCTTCTGATTTTAATATTTCATCCAGCATTATTTTGTTTGCTACATTTTTAAGGTTTTTATCAAAGTTATTAGCTATATTCTGCAATTCGCCCTGTGATAATTTAAATGTTGAACCATCGGCTAATCTTTTGTTTTTAAATGACGTAATTAAAAAATCTAACATTTGAGGATCGTCTGCATTAGCTGATATTAAATCAAATAATTCATTATCATCCATTTCTATTTTAGCAAAAAACTGTGATTTAGATTTAGCGTATTTATTATTGGACCATTTATCAGCATAACTCACAAATTTAGCATTAGCCTTTATACCACCCGATGCTCTTAGCTTACGGGCTGTACCAGGTGATACATCGTCTAAGGCTGATGAATGACCCTCAACAATGGCTTTTAATTTATCTAATAATTCAGTTGGTTCAAAGTTTGGGTCAGAGCCAGGTTGATCTAAACTGTCATTAAACGCCTTTATCGTTTTAGACATCTCTGTACTCATCATATAGTCTATTTCATCAACAACAGCCGTTAATGATGCATTACGGGCGTATTGACCAAATACTGTTGATTGATCTCCAACAACATCTATTGGCTCACCACTTTCTATACTTGCTTTTATCTGGTCCTTTGTCGGAGCATTTTCTGCACCGTATTCAGCACCTTGTATCTTAGCTTGTCCTTCAGCCACCTTAAAGAAATAATTGCTCATTCTGTCTAAAGATTGCGATAAAGAAGCTAATGATTGTGCCTGGACCTTAGAAGCAGTAAAATCCACTTTAGGTACTCTTATTTGTACACCTTGGGAGTTATATCTTTGTAGTTCTTCAGCCATACTCTATTGCCTAAAATAGCTATAATAAGATGAATTAGGTTGAACTCCTGTCGTAACACCAGGCGTACTTGTTTTCGTCATAGGACTACTACTTTCTGGTCCACCGATTTGTTGATATTGTGCATAACCAGTACCGACAGTTCCTATAAATTGTAATGGTGCAATTTTCATAATAGCACTAGCTGATGCTCTATATTGACCAGCCTGGTATTGTGCCATTCCTTTAGCCATTTTCGCATTTTGTTTTAATGAAATTACATCTTTTAATGCATATCTTCGGTTATAATTATTTATTAATTCTGTTACGCCACCACTTGCATAAGGGTTTAAATTTCTGGCTCCAGCCCTGGCAATGTTAGCAGATATAACAGCGTTCATCCTTCGCATTACTTCTACACTTTGCCTTTTATATTCGACAGCATCGGCTCTGCCTTGTATATCGGCTTGTTTAGCTTCAGCTTTAAGTTGATCTGATTTTGCCTGGTTAGACCTATATCCAGCTACGCCACTTGCAAATGCTCCAATAAGTGCTATTGTTTCTAATCCCATCTATAATCCTAACGCTAATTTAAAATCAACAGACAGCACCGTAAAGAATACTGGCTTTGATTGACTAATTGTTAATTGTGCATCGGTATCGTAACCCGTTAATCCGTGCATCTTTTTCATACCCGTAATAGTTGGCACAGTTCCACCACCAGAATAAGGCAATGTTTGTAATGGAACTTCAAACCCGTTAATCGTTAAATTCTGTGTACGATAGAGAAGGGGAGTTGCTTCTAATATACGTTTCTTTTGGCTGATAGAAACACCATCTGGCAATCTAGGTTCTACTGGATTGGTAATAACCTCAACCGTAAAATCTAAACCAGCTTCTATATAAGATGTTGGCTGTGCCGATGTAGTAATAGTTCCAGAAGAGTTAACCGTTACGTCACTCTCAACTATATCATCTCTAATTACTTTGGCTGTCTTTGCATTTAAATGAGATACTAGATTATAACTGGTTCCACTAAAACTAGAAGTTTTCTGTACCGAACTATCAGTCGTAAAATCATCATCAAATACTTCCAGGTAATATTTTGTAGATGAATTAATTGTTCTTTTTACGATAAAATAAATAGTGTCTAAATCTACAGCAACATCACAAAAAATACCGTCTGTTTCGGCAAATGATGGAGCTACAATATTTTGCTGTTTGTTAAGCATAAAACAAATTAGTTTGCCACCTAAACCAGAACTTGCAGAACGATACCCCGTAGTAGAAGTACCGTTAACAATCATTAGTAAATCGCCTTCTGTTGTATCAGTAGCTGGTCTTATAGCCATAGCTTTAGGATCAACAATTAAATGTGAAGCTAGTACGCTGACATTTTGAGCGACATACGATAATTCAGTATCGCTAAAATTCATTTCTCTTAAAGCCTTACCCTGGCGTTGTATAAAGAAAGTTCCCCCTTCAGTAGCTACGGGTCTAATACCATCTCTAGCCCCTCTTTTTGTTGTACTTTTAACTGAAACATTAGATGGCGTTATAGGGTCTAAATCTGCTTGAGGAATAAAAAATTCACCACCCGTAGTAAATATTTGCAAATCTCTACCAGAACGCATACCAACTATAGAGTTTAAAGCATTAGTTGTTAAATCAACCTGGAAAGCATCATCATCTAAACCTTCATCACTTTTAAAATTAAACGGATCACCAACTTTAGAACCAAACAAAGTCATTGGTAGTTTGTATGAACCACCATAAAACATACGACTTTCATGGAATACAACAGTATGAGGGTATCCCTGGCTAGTTCCAAAAGCATCACTAAAACTATTGTCATATACCCAATTATCAGTAGCGATAGCATCTGTAGTAGAAAACGGAACTAACACAACAGCTTCGGCAGTTGTTGATGATAAAAACTTTGTGATAACAGCTTTACCAAATCCAGACCATTTATAAGGGCTACCATTAGTCTGAAACACTTGTTGACCAACTGTAGCACCACTAAAGAATGATGCACTTGTTGTTAACTTTACTACACCCGATGTTGCTGATGCTGTAAGCGTTCCACTAGGTTGTGTTTCACTTACGCTCAAACCTAATTTATCATTTCTTACCCGTGGGAAAGTACCAGTATTAGAAATTGAAAAAGTCCAGGTTGTATCACTCGCTCCACGGACCAAATTAAAAGGATAAACATTACGATTAGCGAAAACAACCGTATCAGTATTTTGTGTGTAATTTAATTCTTTTAAATTTAATGAAGTACCAGATAAAAGTGTAATGGTAAAATCAAGATAATTGTTGCCACCTCCATTTATTCCAGTTTGCAAAGTACCATCTTTATAAACAAACAAACGTATATTTGTACTGCTAGTTAAAGCTAATAATAATAAATATGTTTGCCCTGTCGAATACTCAAAGGGTATTAACCTTACATTATTTTCGCTACTGATAGACGATGTATAATCAGCTACGTATCGTAATCCAGGTCTACGGCTAAAACCACCCTGGGGTTCAAATATTACGTTCTTAGCTTTTTCTACCGAACTATAATACTGCTCAATATCAACTCGACCACGCAATAGTGGATCAATCTCACCTATTGTAAAATTGCTTTGATATTGTCTGATTCTGCTCATCTAACATCCGTTAATAAATAATCACCCACTACTGACGGTGTTTGACCACCAGCATCTATGTTACAAGCCTGTCTAAAAAAACCACCTCTAAGATTTTCGGCAGTCGTACCCAGGGCTATTTCTTTCCAGTATTGTGATTTAGTTGTTTGGTCCGTAATTACTTCGGCTAAATGCCAGGCCATTTGGTAGCCTAAAAGATTTACAAAATAATGTGGCATTAAAGTTTCACCAACTGTCTTTTGATAATCAATAAATATTGTTAAACTTTCCGTCATTAAAACAGCCGTACCATCTGATGCCTGGGCTATTTCCCAGTTCTTATAAATAGGTGATCCAGCATTACTAGATGTCCTTACAGCCCTTGGAACGCCATTAAGCATATCGTTAGGCAACGTAAACTGATAGGTCCATTCATTATTGGGTGTTGCTGTTTGCCTGGTAAGTTGTGCTTTAGCAACCGTAAAGCTCCAGGGGTACATTCCTAATGTTGTACTTTTAATGTCGGGGTAAAGTGTTGAACAGGCTGTGGCCTGTGTTGAGCCATCTGAAAAACTGCTGATAGCACCAGCACCTAATAATAAAAGTGCCTTGTTACAAATTTTAACGTCTGTATCACCAGAAGCCATTTAAAACTCCGTTATGGGTTGGGGAAGGCGAGAAAGCTAATCGGGAAACCAAGACCTCCCCCAAACTCTAGTTGTTAATCACTATCAGAAACTGCTCCGATAGTTGTGCCATCACCAATATCAACCACACCACTAGCATTTGAAACCACAATATGCATGGTTACAGTTCTAGTACCACCAGTTGCACCGTGTACGATAATCATGTCACCAACACTTAATGTGTCAGATAAATCATTAAAGTAGCCAGAAGCATCTACAGCAGTATGTGCATCAGTTGTTGTATAGACATATAATGCTGGAGTTGTACCAGCTTTAGCCTGTCCACCTAATGGGGACCATCCACTTCTTGCAAAAGCCATATTAACTCTCCCTACAGGTAACGTCCACAAGCCCGTCTGTATCAATTACAGATGCACCCATAGACAACATTGAAGTTACTAAGAAAGAAGTCTTTTCTGGAATATAGTTGACCTCTGTCTTAGGAGCGATACCGACTGCACAAGCGACTGACATCTTATGAAATGCATAGCATATTCGGTCACTAGAACCGTCTATTGCTAAACCACCTTCATCACGATCACCAATCATGTGAACTTCAAATCCCAAAAATGAAGTTACGCTTCCGTCTACTAAGTGACGAATTGTCTGAAAATCGCTTGAAATAGCTCTCTCATCACCTAATAATGCAGATAAGTTATTTGCATGAATGATAAGATGACGGTCAGTTGGTGGAACATTCTTAGCATCCAGGGCTTTCTTTGCTGATAAAATTTTACCAACATTCAAGTCTGATGCTGAAGCTGATCCAGTTGTTACAACAGTATTGGCTACAGTTGATCCAGCAGATGCAGAAGATAGAGCATCAATAATTACCTGGTCTTGCCTTCTACCAATAGCGTTACCAACAACTTGTGCTAGTTCTCTACGCTCATCGAAATTTACTTTTTGCTGATTAAAAATATCTGAGTATTCAGAAGCATTGTAATCAGTTAGCGATACAGATGTTGTACCAAAAGATGTATTTAATGGAGTAACATCTGTTTGTGGTGTACGAACAGTAGCCTGTCCTTTACCCACATTTGGAAAGTTAGCT